TGTACCTAACTTAGTGTACCATTTCCAGAACTTTATATCCGGCCCAATGATTATGTACACGACACTCACTGGTAGAGAAAGCGTACTTAGTTTCATGACTGACTACAACATATTCTCTAAACGATTAACCACTACACCTAGTGGCAAAGTATATACTGCTGCTGACTTGGATGCTCTTATGATAGAAGGTGGAGTAAATAGCTCTACACTTAGTGCTGAGATTAAAACCAGTATGCTCAAAGATATGATTAGTTATGGTGGCACTACTCTACGTGGCACTGTAGAAATGAAACGTGGTTTCTTCCAGAACCTAGCTAAACATGTAGGCTTTGATGGTCTTAGTACATTTAATCAGTTTGCTCAACACATGGACTTAGCTTATAGAAAGAAAGCTATGGCAGAAGCTCTACGTTCTGGTATGTCTGAGCCACAAGCAATTGAAGTAGCTCGGCGCGCACTCTTTGACTACAATGACCTAACTGGTTTTGAAAGAGAGTACGTAGCTAAATACCTTTGGTTCTATAGATTCATGAGACAAAACTTAGTACAAACTACAGTAGCTTTCATAGATAACCCAGCTAAGATAGTACGTATGGCTAAGCTCTCTAAGTTCACAGCAACTAAAATGTTCAGTGACCATATCAATCCAGATATCCAAGACTACAAAGACTCACGTAGTTTCATAGCTTTAATAGATGGACAAGATAAACAAAGACTAGCTGTGTATACTCCTTCAATGCCAGTGCTTGAATCTGCTGCACAGGTTATGGATACAATGTCTTTCTTCGCAGTCATGAGTGCCGTTGTGGGCTCTTCTGAGAAGCCAGACGCACTTACTATCAGCAAAGCTACAGAGAATCTTATAGCCCGCTTTAACGCCAATCCAGTGCTGGTTGCTACAGAGCTTGCTACTCAACGTACATTCGGTGTCAAAGTACAACTAGACAATGAAGATACAATCACATGGCTCGACCCACGCTTTGTTGCTTGGGCTAAAGCATCTGGTATGTGGAATGATCTCAACTCACTACTAGCTATTGAAATGGTAGCTGATGACCCTAGAGCTGGAGTCACTACCTTTGATGGCTACTACTACAAAATACAACCAGAGTCACAAATAGCTTGGCAAGCTATTATGGAAACACTCAAAGTAGTTGGTGTCCAGAGATCACTTAGAGACTACTCTAGCCTACTACAGCTTATAGATGTTGATGGTATGGAAGCAGGTACAGATATCCAAACTACACCTACGTATGATATCCTCCGCACACTTGGAGTACTGCAAGTAGCACCTACTCCTACTGTAGAACAGGCTCAACAGAATGTTCGGCGCGAAGTATCTCAATCCATAGGAGGTAAATAATGGAGTGGCTATTTAGTTTAGCACCAGCACTTATATCAGCATTGAAAGCTCTTAGCCTTGGTGACTTAACTGGACTAAGTAGCACAGGTCTATTAATATACTTCATAATACAAGCATTGATAAACTGGTATAGCCAGTCTAAAGATACTGTAGTAGTAGAAGCCTTTAAAGATATCTCATTGATATACCAGATACTAATCAATATCCTAATCGGTACAAAGGTTAGTCGGGTTAGTATCCACAAGGTTTCTAATGGTGGTTCTATTCCAAGAGTAGGAGTACAACTCTATGACACTATGGTATATGAACAATTCCAGCCACCACTACAATCTATTAAGGGTTCATGGGAGAAACGTCCTATAACTCAACAGCTACTAGAGAAGATAACCGAGTTATCCTTGCAGAAAGGAACTACTATTATATACAATGACTTAACTCCTGGTTCTGAATTAGCAGATGCTGGGGCCGCAGATAAACTAAACCAAACTAAACTGTACGAACTATACTCAGAAGAATCTGCCTACTACTATCTACGCTTAGACTTCCTAGAAGATCCAAACCTTAATGCCACTGAACGTGATCTCATTAGAGTTGGTATAGCTAATATAGCTAAGCACTTTAAGAACAGTACTGACAGACTAAAGAAATTCAATATCCAATCTAACTAAGGAGTCATTCACATGGCACTATCTCAGCAAGTTAAACTAGTATCTAATAAACTATTCAATGATATCGGGTCTGGTGTAGCAGTTTCAGCTAACACTCTTGGACCTACTAACGGACACTTCCTACTCACTCCTAATGGTGATGGTGTTGGCGCTGGTATTAATCTTCGTACAGTTGTATTAGGATTAGGTGCTACCTCTCTCACAAGTTGCACTATGAAAGTATGTCTTGATCCAGCCGGCCAAGCAGTCCTTGGATATGCAGTTGGTACAGTAGTATCTAATGGTAGCACTAGCTATACAGTAGTATTTGATATAGATACATTGGTTGTTAATGCAGGTGTAGATTCAGCACTATTAACTTTGCTCTCAACTGCTAGCGGTAGAATCTATTTGCTATTCAAACCAGATGTAAACGTTTCTATTGAAACTACTGTAGTAGAATGGGAAGCCTGCCAAGTCTGAGGCTAACCTATGAAGAAGAAATCTGATGGTGGTAGAGGTGGTTTAGAACCTATTCGTGCTAGGATAAGATACTGTAGAGCTATAATGTCTGTTAGGGCACAGAGACTAAGAGACATATTTAATATTAGAAAGCAAGCTATTAACAATTTGTATGAACTGATGGCTAACAATCCAGCCCCGGAACTAGTCCCTAAGAAGAAGTACAAAACTAAGGAGCCTAAGAAGATGTCAAAGAAATCAAACTCAGCTAGACTAGAGAGCATGTTAGAAACATGTGAGACTATTATAAACAGATGCTACTCTGCACTGGAAACAAATGATTGGAAGTCTACTAGACCATCCGACTTGTTATCCTTTATGGTATTAGCTAAGGATATAATTAAAGACCTAGATGCTGGCAACAAGACAACTGATTCGGAACTTGATGCTTGGATAACTTCACCTAAGAAATCTTGAGGTGATGAATGTCAAGCCCACTAGATGAGATCCTTGTGGATCCAGTTGAGTTTATTGGTAGACTCACAATCAAGAATAAGAATGGAAAGCTCTGTAAATTTGGTGACGTGATCACTGATGAACAGATAGCTTTGATTAGAGCACTAGAACAACACAAACGCATCATAGTCATAAAGTCCCGTCAAATGGGTATCTCTACTGTGGTGCGTGCTTTTTGTTTCTGGCAAGCATTAACTGCTAGGGAAGTCATTAGTACTGCTGTTGTATCAAACAAGGAGCGGTCTGCCTTTAACCTATTAGATATAGACAAACGATTCTACTCACTACTACCTAAACCACTAAAGCGTACACTCTCAGTAGACACAGTATCTAGAATGCAGTTTGCTTCTAATGGTACTAACATACTAGCTATGACAGCTAAAGCAGATTCACAGGACCGTGGCTATACACTTAACATGGCACACTTATCTGAGTATGCTTTCTATTCCAATGCTGAATCCTATCTATCTTCCCTAATAGCTTCTATCAACGAAGGTAGTATTATCATTGAGTCTACACCTAACTATTATGATGATGCTCTACATAGGATTGTGCGCGCCAATGAATACAATCAGTCCTGGCATGTTATCTTTATGCCCTGGTGTACATTCCCTGAGTATAGTTCTGATAAGCTAGTAGAGCCTAATGAGTATGAGTTAAAGATAATGAAGGAGCATAATCTTTCAATTGAACAGATTAGTTGGCGCCGACATAAGATAGCAGAGATGCAATCAGAACCACTCTTTAGAAGAGAATACCCTTTAACTATAGATGAAGCTTGGACCATAGATGATAGATGCTACTTCACAGTAGAACAGTTAGAACAATTCAGCGCACCTTATAAATCCCAAGCCTATGGTGAAATGATATTCGTACCACCTGTGTTTGGTATGAACTATTCTATAGGAGTAGATCCTGCTGGTGGCACTGGCAATGACTTCTCAGTAGCATGTGTAGTCAACAAGTTAGACAACTCTATAGTAGCTAAAATATCTTCTAACAAACAAAGTATCCATGACTTTGGTATTCGTGTAATTGAGTTGGCCCGGAAGTACAATGATGCTTACATTCTCTTTGAACAAAACAATCATGGTCATGGCTTTGAGCAACTACTACTTGCTAACAAGTATAATAACTGGTCATCCTTTGTAACTACACAGTCTTCTAAGATAGCTTTGTATGAGCACTTGCGTACACAGATAAACCAGAATACTATTGGCAACATAGACACTCTTACACTAACAGAACTACGAATGCTACAATCTTCACAATCTAACAATGCACCTAAGCATCCAGATGGAATGCATGATGATCAAGTTATAGCTTTTGCTCTAGCAATAGAAGCACTGAAGTATGTTAAAGTACCAATAGATCCAGTCACTAAACAGTTTATGAACTGGAATAAGAAACAACAAAGCAAGCCAGTTAATATCCTAAACGCTATCAGAGGACGGTAACACATGAGTAAATCTACATTCGATCTTAATGAGATCAACGAAATCATTGGCTCACATGAAGCTTATTGGGCTTCTAAGCAAGGTACAATGAACAACCTAACTAACATGATGAAACAACAGTTGTTTCGTAGTCAGACTAATCAGATAGGTTTACGCTTTAATGACCAGATAATTATTGAACCTGCTGTAGCACACTCTGTTATAGAAGGCTTCATGAGCAACCTGTATCCTAAAGCTCCAGCTATTATTTGTGGTGGAGACTTAAAGGGTAAAGGCAATCCTGAGATTGTTCAAGCTGTAGTCAATAGGTTTTTATTTGACCAGTCAGATATCATTGAACGTACAATGTCCGGCGCACTTATCTATCCATTTAGCTTTTGGAAATTAGCTATACTACCAGATGAACAAGTAGATTCTGTTATTGACCAAGTAGATATGCGTCCAATCCATCCCTGGGATATCGTAGTAGACTTCGATGCTGATAAGTTTGAGAACTCTAGATACATAGGACATAGATACTGGCTACCAATTAAGGAAGCATCTAAGAGATGGAGTGTTAGATTCACTGGTGCTATGAAGAAAAACTACCTGACTAATCCATCTACTCAATCACAAGCTGGTGTTCCAAGAGCAGCTACAGGTACACTTGGTTACATAGAAGTATATGAACTCTACGATCTTATCAATGACGAACTAATCTTCTTCTCTAGAAATGCTGACCGTTCAGATAAAGTTATTGAGTGTGTATCTCCTATACCATTTAGAAAATTCAATGGGCGCCCACTCGTTCCATTAGTTCCAATGTACTTCTATAAAGCTGTTGATGTTCCACTACAAGGTGAATCAACTCTATACCGTCTATACGATTCTATCATTGAGAAGATTAACCTACGTACTATTTGGGCTAATGGTATTCGTAAAGAATCCAGACAACTAGTTTCTGTACGTGGTACACTTGATGATGAGGCCAAAGCTATCTTCTCCGAGAACAGAGATGGTGCTGTCATTGAAATAGATGTACCCAATGGAATACCTATTACACAAGCTATACTACCAGTTCCAAACACAACATTGTCGCCGGACTTCTCTATCTACGAATCACTAGTAGAGAAAGATTTAACTACTGGTTCCATGTTAGGACAGTTCACACAAGGTGTAGCTACTAATGCTACTGCTACAGAGGTTGCTGCTATAACACAGTACACTTCTAGTGAGCTTGGTAAACTGGCTCGTATTCGTGACAGAGCTATTGAATCTATGGCAGAAGTATACTCTGGACTTATTGCTTTCCTACTTATGACCAGCGATGATGACAAAGAAACTATCACTGTAGACAATCAAGCTATTACAATTGTAGCTGATGACTTCATTGGCAAGTTTAGATTCTCTGCTGCTGATCAAGCAAGTACACCTATTGGAGCAGCTATGCAAAGACAGAATGCAGTAGCTCTACTTGGTCCTCTAGAAGCTTTAGGAGTGCCCAAAGATAAACTCCTAGACTATATGGTTAAGTCATTCGACCTACCCTCAGACTTCAAAGCAGAGGTTCCTGTAGCCGCTTCTGCTGTAGCACCTAATGAAGTTGTTCCAGGTGGTCCACAGAATGTAAATGAAGCTGTACCTGTAGGTGGCGGACAAGTTGCTTCTGCCATCAGAAACACACTACCCTAATGTACACTAAGTGTCTATACACTTTCTGTATGTACACTTTATGTCTATACAATAATTGTCTATACAATAAATGAACACTGGAGTTAACGATGGGACTATATAGCTTTCAAGTATTAGATGAGAATGGTCAGCCTACTGGTGAGGAACTAGAAGAGATTTACAAGTGGAATGCTGTACCTGATATGCTTGTATCTAGTAGTGGACGTAGAGCTAAAAGAAAAGGTGTGGAAGTTATCGCTAAGATAACTGACACTTCTAAGTTTGGATTGAATGGTGTTTACAATAGAGGACTTGGTACAGTAGTGACTGACTGGCGCCACTATGAACAGATCATGGCAGAACGTGGATTGGTTAGAGAATCAGATTTACCCAAGCACTACTTTGAAGAAAGCCTTGAACGTGCTGATAGGTTCTATGAGAAAGAAGAAAAGGAAACACTTAAACACCTAAATGCTGTAAAGGATTCTGGTTTAGAAGATGCAGAGAAAGATACTAAAGAGTACTTTGATGCTGTAGATACGTATTGGGAAACTATGCTACCAGCTAGAGAAGTATGGGGTGCTGAGTAGTAGCACTTGCTATTCTTAGAAGCTATATATTATTATCGTGGATATTGGGGATTAGTCTAATAGGCAAAACAGATGGCTTTGACCCATCATATGTTGGTTCGAGTCCAGCATCCCCAACCAATTTAAACTAGGAGAACACATGGAACCCTCAGAGATTGCACAGAAGTTATCTACCGTTCTTGATGAACAAGACGCCAAGCGTGATGAATTAGTATCTAGCCAAGCACCTACTGGTAGGTTTACTGAACCTAGACTTAAAGCTCTAGTACAATCAGTTAACAAAGCGTTAGCATTAGTTGGCGCACCTGATGTTGTAGCAGATGTAAAGATCACTCCTGGTGTACCTACACAACTACCAGTTGACCTTGTAAAAGGATTGGGCTTAATCAAGAATATGATTGAGGATTGCAACTCAGAAGATATGTATGCGCCGCTCAGATCATTTGAAATAGTCACAGCTAAAACAGATGCTGACCTAGCTATTATCACTAGAGCTATTAATGAAATCTTAGCTTCTCGTGAGTTTAAGAAATTCTTACAAGCTGAACGTGCTGAACCAGAAGTAGGTATAGCACCAGAAGATGAAGTAGTTGAAGCTCCAGGCCAAGTAGCCAAGCCAACAAATATAGATTTGATGTTATTGAAATAAACAAATAGGAGATCCCATATGTCACAGGAAGGAACTGCACCAGCCAATAATCCCACTGTACCCGTCGTTACACCAGAGTTATCATTAGATGCATTGATTGATCAGAAGTTTAGTTCACCTGAATTTCAAAGCCAAACCCCACATACTAATATAAACTTTGCTTCTGTAATTGATGCGCTACCAGAGGATGCTCGTAAACTAGTACATAATCTACGTGAGGACTACAGAAAGAAAACTACTGAACTCTCACAGAAAACCAAAGAACTACAATCTAGAGAACAGTCTCTATTGTCTAAAGATACACATGAACGTTTGGCCGCACTATCTAATCTACCAGAAGATGTAGACCTTTATAATCCAGATGGATTAGCTAAGTACATTGAAGCGCAAGCGGCTAAACAACTGCAATCACTATTAGAACCAGCTAGACAAGCACAAGCACTAGAGTCTCGTAAGTCTCAGCTAGATACCTTTAGAGCACAGAACCCTGACTTTGAAACATACAAGTCTGGTATCGTAGAACTAATTGAATCAGGCACAGTATCTAATGCAGAGGATGGTTATTATCTTCTAAAAGGTAGAGCTGCTAGAGCGGAAGCAGAAGTTTCACAACGTGAACTAGAAGCATATAAGAAAGCTGCTCGTGAAGCAGGCATGAAAGTTTCCACTGGATCAAACGCCCAAAATGTAACTCCTAAGTTCACTAATGCGTATGATGCTTATCAGTGGAGAAAAAATAATCCAGGCAAATGAAATATACACTTGACAATTTGTCAGGGGTATAGACATAATGTCAGTATAGTATGGCCGGTGGAACTCACCTCTAATCTAGGACAGTCCAACTAGACTAAGTGAATACTCTGAAAGCCACACGATCTATCTGGACTTTATCTCGTAAACTAAATATAAATAAACTATTCCAAGGAGAATACCCAAATGGCTATTACATTTACCGGGATCACAAGTGATCTAGTCTCTACGACTCTATATGATGTCCATGATCAGATCGTTGATGGTCTTTACCGCTCACTCCCTTTCCTTGCCGTTTCCAAGAAACTTGGCAAACTTCGTCATGGTGATGGCAGCTACAAGTACGTAGTTCCTGTCCAAACAAATGATCAAACTGTTGGTACTGAAATCACTACTGGTTGGGAAGCCCTTAACCTAACTGTACGTGAAATGACTCAGCAAGCTGAATTCAACTATACTCGTTATGTTGTACCAGTAGCTATGTCAGGAAAAGAAATTGCGTCCAACAAAGGCGATAAGGCTATCATAGACTTAGCGCAATCTCGTCACCAAGCTGCTATCCAAAACTCAATGCGTGCTATCAACCGTCAAATTGTTCAAGGTGGCGTACTCACTGGTATGGCTTCTCTAAACGGTAATACTGGTTATGGTGGACTTTCAACTGGTTTCCTTGAAGCCAATGCTGTTGACTCACAAACCAATACCTTTGGTGGATTGACTCGCGGTACTGTTCCTGGTCTTAACAACCAATTCCTTGATAATGCTGGCTCTACTGCTACATTGATTGCTAACCTTCAATTGCTTGAAACTCGTGCATCTACTCTTGCTCCTCCTCTATCTGATGGTGGTCGTTTCCACTTAACATTAGCGAAGATGGAAGCCTACGCTGCGTACCGTAACTTGCTATTCGTCCAAGAACGTTTCGTTGATGCGAAAGAACTTGATGCTTCTGGTGTCTCTGGTATTTCATTCTCAAGTGGCGTTATGATGCCTGACCGCGATATGGGATTCGGTCAATCTTCTACTTCTGTAGAAAACAGCTTTATGTGCTTAAACCTTGATGGCATCTGGCTGCAAGTTGTTGATGGCGAAGACTTCTCCTTCTCTGGTCTGAATGCATATTCAGGTTACGATGGTTGGATTGGTCAAATCAATTGGCAAGGCGCGCTCGCTGGTGGTCACCTCGGTAGCCAAGCCCTTATGATTGATGCTGTCTGATTCTAACACAAACTAAAAGGAGAATATAAAATGGCTACTTCAAGAAATGTACAATATATCGG